TTCCTGCTGGCCAACGTCGCGAACAAGACCCTGCGCTCGGCCTACGAGTCCACGCCGCGCACCTTCACCGCCTGGGCACGCCAGGCGACGATCACCGACTTCAAGCAGGTGCAGCGCACCCAGCTTGGCGGTGCGCCCGATCTGCAGCGCGTGCCGGAATCCGGAGAATTCACCTACGGGACCATCGGCGAGGGCCGCGAGGTCTATTCGCTGCTGACCTATGGCCGGATCGTCGGCATCACCCGCCAGACCCTGATCAACGACGATCTTGACGCCTTCACCCGGGTGCCCTCGGCATTTGGGGCCTCGGCAGCCGATCTCGAAAGCGATCTCGTCTATTCGATCCTGACGACCAATCCGCTGATGGGCGATGGCCTGGCACTCTTCGTCGCCGGTCACGGCAACCTCGGGACGTCGGCCGCCATCACGGAAGCCTCGCTGGCCGAAGCCTATCGGCTCTTCGGCAACCAGCGGGGCCTTGAAGGTCGGCAGATTTCCATCCAGCCGCGCTACATCCTCACGCCGCCCGGCACCCGGTCGGTCGAAGCGCGCAAGAACGTGACCGCCACGACGCCGATGGCGGTCGCGGGCGTGAACGCTTTCGCCGGGCGGCTGGAACCCATCGAGGAGCCACGGCTGATCCCGGCGGCGGGCGCAGACCCTTGGTTCCTCGTCGCCGATCCGTCGCGGATCGACACGGTGGAATACGGCTACCTCGAGGGCAATACAGGTCCCTACACCGAGACCCGGACCGGGTTCGAGGTGGACGGCATCGAGATCAAGGCCCGGCACGATTTCGCGACCAAGGCGATCGACTGGCGCGGGATGCTGCGCAACGCAGGCATCTGACGCCTGATCCCGGCGCGGCAGCCGATGCCGCGCAACCCTATCCCCTTCAATCAGGAGCCAGGACATGGCGAAGAACTACATTCAGGAAGGCGATACGATCAACATTATCGCCGGTGCGAACACCGCCTCCGGCGCGGGCGTGCAGGTGGGCCGCATCTTCGGCGTGGCCGCGACCGACATCGCGAACGGCGCGGACGGCCCGATCAATCTGACCGGCGTCTATGATCTGCCGAAAGTCACAGCCCAGGCCTGGACGGCGGGCGCGCTGATCTACTGGTCCGGCACCGCCTGCACAAACGTGGCCGCGACCAACATCCTGATCGGGATCGCCACGCGCGCCCAGCTTGCCGCCGACACGATCGGGCGGGTCCGCCTGAACGGCGCAGGCATCACGCCGTGACGGCGTTCGCCGCCGCCACGTCTGCGCTGTTCCGCGACCCGAACATCGCCGTGGATGCCCTATACCGCCCGGGTGGCACCGGTGCCGGTGTTTCGATCCGGGTGGTCTTTTCGTCGCCCGACCAGCTCGCGGCCTTCGGCGAGGGCCGCTTCGTCACGGATACGGTGCTGATCGCGGTCCGTGTTGCCGATGCGCCGGACCTTGCCTCCGGTGACACGATCGAGGTCAACGGAGTGCTGTTCGAAGTCCGGGCCGATCCGGTCCGTGATGCCGACCGGCTGGTCTGGTCGGTTGAGGCCCGCGAAACATGAGGCTCTCTGTCCGCGTCGAAGGCGACTTTGTCGAGATCACCGGCAGCAGCATTGCCGAGGGCAAATCCGCCGTCACGCGCGGCGTGGCGGCGGCAGGCGCGGGATTGCAGGCCGACTGGCGGGGGCAGATCGCGGCGGGGGGGCTTGGCCCCAAACTGGCCCGCACGATCCGGCGCGAGGTCTATCCGCAATCCGGCACCTCACTCAGGGCCGCGGCGCTGGTCTGGAGCAAGGCGAGCGAGATCGTCGATGCCTTCGACCGGGGCGCGCTGATCCGCTCCGCCGACGGTTTCTGGCTGGCGATCCCGCTGGCGGCGGCCGGGGCCAGGGGCGCAGGCGGCAAGCGGATCACCCCGGGCGGCTGGGAACAGCGCGCCGGGCGGCGATTGCGCTTCGTCTATCGGCGCGGGAGGCCCAGCTTGCTGGTCGCCGACGATGCGCGGCTGAACAGCCGGGGCCTTGCCGCCGCGAAAGGCGGGCGGCGGCGACGTGACGGCACCCTCACCGGCGCGCAGACCGTGCCGGTGTTCCTGCTGGTGCCGCAGGTGAAGCTCGCCAAACGCCTTGACCTCGGCAAGGCAGCCGCCAGGTGGCAGAATCGCCTGCCGGGCCTGATCCTTGCCAACTGGCCGGAAGGAACCCGCCGATGAGTAACCGTGAGACGATCCTCGAGGCCTTGCGCCTCATGCTGGTCGGCATCCCCGGTGCGCGGGTGCTGCGGAACGAACCGCTGCCCGGCCGCATCCCGGCGGGCGGGATCGTGATCCTGCGCGACGGCGATCCGGGGCAACCCGAGGTTACCCTGTCGCCGCTGCGCTATCACTATGAACACCGGACCGGGATCGACGTGCTGATCCAGAAGGCCTCGGGGCGCGACACGGCCTTCGACGCGCTTTGCGCTGCCATCGGGGCCCGGATCGCCGCCGACCGCACCTTGGGCGGGCTTTGCGACTGGTGCGAGGCCGAGGCACCGGAACCCGTGGAGATCACAGCCGAGGGCGGCGAGCCGATCAAGGCCGCGACGGTCGCGGTGATCCTGACCTATTCGACTGCCAACCCGCTCTGACCCGAACGCGCCACCAACGCACACACTATAATAAAGGACTCTCCCCATGGCACGCGCACAGGGCGCGCGGGCGCAGATGGCGCTCGCCTTCGAGACAGTCTACGGCACGGCCCCGGCGACGGGGTACCGTTTTGTCCCCTTCGCCTCGACCACGCTTGGCAGCGAGCAGCCGCTGCTGGCCTCCGAGCTTCTAGGCTACGGTCGCGATCCGCAGGCCCCGCTCCGCGATGCCTTCACTGCCGATGGCGACGTGGTGATCCCGATCGATGTGGAGAACTTCGGCCTCTGGCTGAAGGGCGCCTTCGGGTCGCCGGTCACCACCGGCACGGTGCCGAAGGTCCACACCTTCCAGTCCGGCGGCTGGACCCTGCCGAGCCTCGCCATCGAGACGCAGATGCCGGAGGTGCCGCGCTTTGCGATGTATTCCGGTTGCGTGGTCGACGGCCTCTCCTGGGAGATGCGCCGGTCCGGATTGCTGACGGCGACTGCCACGCTGGTCGCGCAGAACGAGATGGTTGCGGCGGCCACGGCAGCCGGCGCGCCTACATCGCTGTCGCTGGCGCGCTTCGGCCATTTCAACGGGGCGATCCAGCGCAACGGGGCACCCATCGGCAACATCCTGTCGGCCCGGATCGCCTATGCCAACAATCTCGACCGGATCGACAGCATCCGCGCCGATGGGCGGATCGAAGGCGCGGACCCGTCCATCGCATCCTTGACCGGCACGCTGGAAGCCCGGTTCGATGACCTCACGCTCTACAATCAGGCCATCGCGGGGACGCCCTGCGAGCTGATCTTCGCCTATTCGCAGGGCGCAAACGCCGCCTTCAGCTTCACCGCGCATGCCGTCTATCTGCCCCGCCCCCGGATCACCATCGAAGGCCCCGGCGGCATTCAGGCCACGTTCGACTGGCAGGGGGCCCGCGCCGTCTCCCCCGCCCGCATGTGCACCGCCGTCCTCACCAACACTGTAGCGAGTTACTGACCATGATCAGCCTGACCCTTTCGCGCGAGCCCGAACGGCTCGACCTCACCCATGGCGTGACCGTTCTGATCCGCCCGCTGACGGCGGCGATCTTCTCGGCCGCGCGCGCCGATTTTGAGGTCGGCGACCTGATCGATGCCGAGGCGCAGGAGATCGCCGCTGCCTTGGTAAAGGCCATCGCGCGCCGGACCATCCTGTCCTGGGAGGGTGTCGGCGATGCCGATGGCAACGTCATCGCGCCGGATGATGCGACCATCGGCGCGCTTTTCGATCTCTGGCCGATCTACGAGGCCTTCAACGAGCGTTTCATCGCCCGCTGGCTGCTGCTGGGTGACGAGGGAAACGGCTCTGCGCCCTCGCCGACTGGCACTTCGGCGGGGGCGCCGGATATTGCGCGGCCTGTCCCCGGCGCTGCGCCAACTGCCCCACCCGGCTGAACCAGCCGCGCACTGCGGAGGGCTGGCAGGTCTGGGACCTTGTGCAGCGACTCGGCGGCCAGATGCGGGTGATCCCGGGGGCGGTGGTCGGGATCGACATGGGTGCCGCCTTTGAACTCGCCCGGGCGCTGGGCGTGGAGGCGCGCCTTGTCGCCGAATGGCTGCCGGGCATCGAGGCCGTGATGGTGCGGCGGATGAATGAACAGGCCCGAGGGCAAGCGGACAAGGGAGGACGGATCGATGGCTGAACGGAAAGTCTCCGTCCGCCTCGGGGTTGTCGGCGGCAAGCAAGTCGAGGACCAGCTGCGCCGGATCGGGACGACGGGAAGCGATGCCTTCCGCAAGGTCGGCCGCGACGGCGCGCAGTCCTTCAGCCAGATCGAACGCGCGAGCGGCTCTGGCCGTGCCGCGATCGCGAACACCGCCTTCCAGATTCAGGACCTTGCTGTGCAGATCGCGGGCGGGACCAGCGCCAGCCGGGCCTTGGCGCAGCAACTGCCGCAACTCCTGGGTGGGCTCGGGCTCATGGGGGCCGTGGCCGGTGCGGCGGCGGCGATCTTCATCCCTTTCGCGGCTTCGCTCTTCGATACTGCGGATGCGACCGCCGCAGTCGTCGAAGAGATGCTCGGCGCGGGCGGCTCCATTGGTGCTGTCGAAAGTGCCGTCTCGGCCCTTGAGGCAACGCAGCGCGCCTATAACGCGGCGATTTCCCAGACCGGCGGGGCCTCGTCTTCGGCGGCAGCGCTGGTGATCGCGAACTCGGTCGCCGAATTCGAGGCCCGCAAGCAGATCCTCGCCGTCGAGTTGGAACTCCTGCGCATCCGGCGGCAGGAGAAGGCATCCGATGCCGCCAATCTGCAGGCCGGGATCGACCGCGCGTTCGATACCTTTCAGATTCGGCGCGTCGAGATTGCCGACAAGTTC